AGGCGGGCATGTCACCCGTGGAATCCTACCTTTTGGAATTGATTAGGGGCCGCATAGGCGAATTTTCCTCGGGCGTGGTGTCTGCACCCTGGCAAGAGCTTTGCGGCCGTCTGAGCGCTCTGGCGCCGTCCGGGGCGCGGGTGCCTGTATCGGCACTGTTCCACGCGCTGGCCGAGGGCGGATGGTTGGATTGCGGAATGTGTCACTCGCGCGAACATCCGACGAAACGTCATCTGTACTGCGCGCCTGACCTTGCGGAGCTTGGCAAGGCTGAACTGAGGCGATTGTCGGAGCGCCCGCCGGGTGGTGGCGCGCTCCGCGCCGTCAAATAAAAAAGGGCACCTTCGGGTGCCCTTGTTGTTTTTGAGGGTGCTAGAGCCGCAAGGCGACCGCGAGCACCGCGACTAGTAGACCGACGAGGATTGCCGCTGTCACGCCGACAATCCAAAAAAGAGCGCGCAACCGAGCGCGATACCGGCGCCGATGAAGATGGTCCATTCGATGAGATTTGATGGCATGTCAGGCTCCGACGGTTTGCCGAGCGAGCGCCCACGCTTCACGCTCAGTGATTTGACGCATGGCGAGCGCGCGTAGGATGTCGCTCGGCAAAGTTGAAAGATCGGGCATGGGCGCCCCGTCCGGATATCGGCACTTATGCCGATCAAAACCGATTGACGTGCGGGCGGTATATAAACAACGAACACACTGATGACGCATGGTTTAGGCCCCCACGGTTTGCGCGCTTGCGTGCGCGCGATCGATAACAGTTTCGAATTTCTCGAGCCCCACGCGATCAACGAGCGCGTCAATGTCAGCGAGCGCACACTGGCGTGCTTCGGCGAGCGTGAGCGGGCGCGACGATATCGGCATGCCCTTATAGTGCGCATTGACGCGCAGTAGGCGGTAACCCGACACCGGATCGGATACGATCCATTCGCGAGCGGCACGGGGCGCATTGGCGCCCGCGAATTCGCGGTGAAGCGCGAATATGTGCGCACGGGTTCCGCGCGTGTATAGCAGGCGATCGTATTTGACGTCAACGGTTTTGTCCGAACCCCTAACGCGCATCGGAAAGGTAGGCTTGGTCGGCACGGTTTTACGCTCCCACAAAATGGCGCGCCATGGCGCCGTGAACGACAATCGCAACACTTGCGCGGCCGGCATTGGCGCCGGCGCCGTCGCAAGCTTGGCAATCGATGCATTGGCGCCGATTTCCGCCTTCGGGGCTCGCCGGGCATGCAATCTCGCGAGCTGCTAGGGGCTGATCGGCCGTGCGCACGGTAAACGTGCGCCAGCCGAGCGAGCGCGCGACGTCGCGATCGGCCGCATTGTCAGCGCTCGCCATGACGATATTGCGCAACCCTTGCGCGTGCGCTTGGCGCCATTGATGAGTGTATCCAGTATGGCCGGCCGCGAGCGCGATCAGCGCGCGCCAGATATGCGCGGGTATCGCGGCCGGATCGCCATACGATCCGATGCGCACTGCGCGGCCGGCGAGCGCTTGCGCGGCGTCGGCCGGATCGACGATCGGATACGATCCGCGAACCCATGCGCCGAACACAGCCGCAACACTTTGTCCGACATTGACATAACACGTCCGGACGCGCTTTAAGCGCTTGCGTCCGCGCTTGTCGACGGTTTCAACCATGCGCGCGCGGTGCATACAATCGCCGCAGATCGATGCGTCTTCGCCCGTGCGGATCGCGTCGACGGGATGCGCATCCGCGCGCAAAATATAGGTTTGCACCATGTTGCCAGTCTTACGATTGTCAGACTCCAGTACAGCAATGCCGATAATCGGCGCGCCGTCAATCATCGACGGGCCGTCATAGAAAACGAATCCGGGCATGTCAGTCTCCAAGGTTAAGAGCGCGCCCGTAGGCGCGCGGGTAATAGTCAAAGATATGCCTCAATCCAAGCATCATCACCTAGCAAACCTTCCGCTATGGCATTGCCAAACGCATTGGATTCGGCATTCTCGCGGGCTTGCGACTCTGTTGCCCCCGCAGCAATAGCGTCGGCAATTGACGCGCCGGTAATGTATAGCGTGGCAATGCGCCCGGCGCTGTCTTGCATGGTCATTGCGTAGTCTTCAATCATCGTCCGCTCCTGGGTTGTTAATCGGTACTGCGCGCACATTCTGCAACACGTTTTGTAGCATTGTCAACCCATGCTCTAAAGTTTGTTCCGTTTTTCACTACCCCACGCAAAACGTGTTGCGGGGCGCGACAAGTCTTAGGGCATGGGCAGGTTAGGGCGCGTGGGGGATAGGGGCGTGGGCGGCGCTGGATATAGGCGCCCCCCTAGGGTGGGGTACTGTGGGGTAGTAGGTAGTATCTTAAAAATGTTTTGTGTTTATACTGTATATATATACAGGTATATGAATTGTAAGATAAACAATAGGCGGGGCACTACCCCACGGCACCCCACACTCGGCGCCCGCAACCCCACGCCTGCAGCCGGGTACCATGGGGTACCCCACGCAAAACCGTCAGGCAATCAGGCATCGGACTACCCCACATTGCCCACACTTCCAACACCAGGCAGCACCAGGCGAGCGCCCTTCGATCCGTGGGGTGCTACCCCACGCCACCCCACGCACCCAAGGCAGCGTGACGTGATAACGTAACATCCGTGTGACGTAATAACGTATCACCATGTGACGTGATAACGTAACGCTGGCAGCTTGGGGCCGCGTGGCGGAGAGCCCCCGGTGAGGGCCGGCGACCGGGCCGGTCAAAAACGGAGGGGTCGCACAAATTTTTTTGCAAAATGCTATAATTATTTGCAACACTATTTGCAGCACATTATCTGTCCATGACCTTCCAATCCTTGCCGCTCACCGCGCGCAAACTAGAGGCGACCGAGGCGCGCTTGCAGCGCATCTACGAGGCTGCCAAGTTGGGTCTAAAAGGTGACTCGCTGGCGTTGAAGGCTGGCATGCTGCCGACCGAGTATCGGCGTCTGTGCGAGATGGACCCAATTGCCGAAATGGCAGAACAAAAGGGACGCGCTGACGCAGAAGGGGCGCTTGCGGCTGTAATGATGGACGCCGCGCTTTCCGGCGACACCAAAGCGGCGCTAGAGATCCTGCGCCATCGGCACGATTGGGTAGCTAAGCAGCAAGTGCAGATCGACGTAGCGCAGCAGATCAGCGTAATATCGGCGCTTGAGAAAGCAGAGCAGCGCGTCATTGACGTGCAGGTAACAGAGCGACTGGAGCCAACACTTGCAGCAGCCAATTTACAACGCCTCTGATGAAATGCTCTTGATGACGCGGCTCTGGCAGCCGCGCATCAAAGACGACCCGGAAGCGTTTGTAAACTTTGCGTTCCCGTGGGGGCAACAGGGCACGCCACTAGCCAACTATAAAGGCCCGCGCAAGTGGCAGCGTCAAGTGCTGCGGAAGATTACGCAACACATCAAAGACAACGGCGGCAAAGTTGACTACAACGTCTTCCGGCTAGCGGTTGCATCAGGCCGAGGGATCGGTAAGTCCGCGCTAGTCAGTTGGCTTGTGCTGTGGATGCTCTCGACGCGCATAGGATCCACGACGATCGTGTCGGCTAACAGTGAGGCGCAGCTCCGCAGTATCACCTGGTCAGAGATCACCAAGTGGCTGGCGATGATGATCAACAGCCATTGGTTTGAGATCAGCGCAACCAAGGTCGCGCCGGCTAAATGGCTGGCGGAGATCGTCGAGCGGGACTTGAAGAAAGGCACGCGCTTCTGGTCCATCGAGGGGCGTCTATGGTCGGAAGAAAACCCGGACGCTTACGCCGGTCTGCACAACCTGGACGGCGTGTGTCTGATCTTCGATGAGGCGTCTGGTATCCCAGACTCGATCTGGCAGGTGGCCGCTGGTTTCTTCACAGAAAACACGCCGCACAGGTTTTGGTTTGCTTTTTCCAATCCGCGCCGCAATCAAGGCTACTTCTTCGAGTGCTTCAACTCTAAGCGCGACTTCTGGTCGACAGAGAACATCGACGCCCGTGATGTCGAAGACACCGACAAACAGGTCTACGAGCAGATCATCGCGGAGTACGGCGAAGACTCGATACAGGCCAAGGTCGAGGTGTACGGAGAGTTCCCGAGCGCAGGCGACGATCAGTTCATTGGACCCGCGCTGGTCGATCAGGCGTTTGCCCGGCCCAAGCACAAAGACGAGACAGCGCCAATTGTGATCGGCATCGACCCCGCCAGGTCAGGCGGTGACTCGACGGTCATTGCGGTGCGCCAAGGGCGTGACATCATCGCGATTAAGCGGTACCGGGGTGATGATACGATGACGACCGTGGGGCACGTCATCGACGCGATCGAGGAATACAAACCGACGCTGACGGTGATCGACGAGGGTGGGTTGGGGTACGGCATACTTGACCGGCTGGTCGAACAGCGGTATAAGGTGCGTGGGGTCAACTTTGGCTGGAAAGCCAAGAACCAAGTGATGTGGGGTAACAAGCGCGCTGAGCTGTGGGGTGCGCTGCGGGACTGGTTAAAAACCGCGTCAATTGCGCCAGACAGGCAACTGAAGGCGGATCTGACCGGGCCGAAGACCAAACCCGACTCAAGCGGTACGATCTTCTTGGAGAGCAAGAAGGATATGAAAGCCAGGGGTCTAGCTTCTCCTGACGCCGCCGATGCGATCGCGGTGACGTTCGCATTTCCAGTCGCCTCCCGCGAACCCCGCGCAGCCATGCCCCGTCGCCACTACAGCGACCGCACCGCAGGCGCAACCGGCTGGATGGGCGCATGACCAAGAAGTCTGTCAGCCTGTCGGTCGGGCGCGGCGAGAAACGCCCCACCAGCCAAGGCGCTGGGCTGACGGCCAAGGGGCGTGAAAAATACAACCGAGCCACAGGAAGCAATCTGAAAGCGCCTGCGCCTAGCCCCAAGACAGAAGCAGACAAGGGGCGCAAGGCTAGCTTTTGCGCACGTATGGGCGGGGTAGCCGCCAAGGCCAAAGATGGCGAACGCGCCAAAGCGGCGCTCAAACGATGGAAGTGCTGATATGAAACCAGGTCTTTACAGTAACATCAACGCCAAACGCGAGCGCATCAAAGCCGGATCGGGCGAGAAGATGCGCAAGCCTGGCGCTCCGGGCGCACCCACCGCCAAGGCGTTCAAAGAAAGCGCCAAGACAGCTAAGAAGAAATAGCCATGCCACTCGTCAAGTCGCCCAGCAAAGCCGCCTTTCGCAAGAACGTAGCGGCTGAAGTCAAGGCCGGTAAGCCCGTAAAACAGGCTGTGGCCATTGCGTACTCCACCAAACGGCAAGCCGCCAAGAAGAAATAATGGCCTACGACCCGACAGGCATCATTGG